AGACAAGCAAAGGACGATCAGAGAGAAATAACGAATGAAGTCAAGAAAATCCGCGAAAAAATAAATGAAATCATTGGTGTTTAGGTGGTTGTGGTTGTGGTTGTGGTTGTGGTTGTGGTTGTAGTTTTTGATGTATGTACGAAAATAAAAATATTGTGATAATATAATAATAACAACAATATATTTATAATATGAAAAGATCTTTACCAAATCCACTAAGTATATTACAAAGAAATTCGCCATCAACATCTACACCATCAGCGTCACAATCAAATCAACCTGAACCAGATTTAGATTATAGTGATGATATAAATACTATTCCCGGTAGTTTACAACCAACATTTAATAATTTAAAAAAAGCAATTAATGATAAAAAAAACATTTTGGAACAATATAAAGGTTTGTATGCAACATTACAATCTATGGATGGATTGTTAGGTAAATATATTACTGATCATGCAACTACAACCCGAGAGTTAGATGAATTAAAAACAGAAAAACAAAGATTAGAAAAGGAAAAAGAAGATTTAATTAATCAACCTCGTACAAATCCAGAAGATCTATCAAAAATAGAAGCATTAAATCAAGAAATAACACGTAAACAAAATGAAATTAATCAATTAACTCAACAACAATCAATCAATGTTGATAATATCACTGCTATTACTAAATTATTAGAGAAGACAACCACTTATATAAATAACATGTATCCTAGAAATAACACTGAAATAACTGATATACAAACATTAATTGATAAAATGAAAAATAAATTAGGAAGTGTTCCTGTTGTAACAGAGCCCGAAGTAAATTTTGGTCAAGCTTATAATCCAATTCCAGTAATTGGAAATAGAAAAGGCGGTTACAGATATTCTTCATCCCAAATGCGTCGTAAATCGACTGCAAGAAGATCATCCTCTTCAGGTTCATCTTCATCAAAAAGACGACGCAATAAAAAAAGAACAGCTAGAAAAAACATGTTAGGTGGTAAAAGAATGAAAAAATCAAAATCAAAATCAAAATCATCCAAACGCAAAAATCACAAGAAACATTAACAAACCAACATACCTCTCAATCCAGGAATATGTATTTTTTCATATACAAATCCTCTACCAGTTATTTCTCTCAATCGTAACATCGGAACACTGCACAATAACCGCATTCTCTCTTTATAAACCCGCTTCCATGTACGTTGTATGATTTTTAACCAAAATGTTTTTAAAATAGCAACACATTCACTACCTGGTGAAGGTAAATAAACACATTCTACTATATGCGGTTGTATATAGTAAAACGATTTAATAATATTGTGATAATTTCTTATGATAGAATGACAACTATTCATGAATGTTGGAGATTTTAATAAAACAGAATATTTGTATCTATATAAATCAATCAATTTAGGATTATTATTTTCATTTTCATTTTCATTTTCATCATCATCTGAATCTACAATGCTTGAATTGGAATTGTTGGAATCATAACTGCAATTATATATGTCATTAACAATATATTGATGAAAATTTCCGAATTTTTCCATCAATAAATAATGACCTTTTATTTGTGGACTACTATTTTCATCAAAACCATGCAACAAATCATGATGCAATTCACATATACCAATGTAGTATTTCGACCGGATTCTAGTTTTTTTATTTTCACCGCTACTAGACATATTTGTCATTCGATTGTAATATATACTCGTTATACAGAGTTATAGTTATACTATTTGTATTACTTTTATTAATTGTGTTTTACTATTCAATTTTTATTTTTATCTCTAGATGAAAATAAAATAAAATATATTATATATTGAATATATAAATAGACGTTTATACATATATCCCAAAAATGAAAATGCCAAAGTCTCTAGACAATTTATTCAACAATATTTACTTTTTATATTTTGTATCATTTTTAGCAGTATTTAACGTTTTTGCTTACATTATCATGAATAATTTTAATGCAATTATTTTATTTATTTTAGTAGGTTACATTACTTATTTGTTTAGTAAAAACATGGCGATTGTATTACTAGTTGCATTATTATTAACCAATTTATTTATGAGTTCAAATAATAACAGAATGGGTAGAGAAGGAATGACAAGTGAAACAACAGTTGATGGTGAACCAGCTGATGAACCTGCTGATGCTACTGGTACTACTGCTGGTGCTACTAGTACTACTGCTGGTGCTACTAGTACTACTGCTGGTGATATGGGTGTAGGTAGTGTTACATCAACAACACCATCAGCATCAACTGCACCATCAACTGCAACCATGGCAACAAAAAAATCAACACCACAACCAAAACTAGCAACATCAACATCACCATCACCATCACCATCACCAGCATCAGCAACAACCGGTAATATGTTAGGTATGCAAACGATGCAACAAAGTTATGACTTAGATAAAATGCAAGGTTTGTTGAATCAATCTCAAAAATTGATTGGTGATTTAAAAAATGCATTTCCAGGCATGGGTAATATATTAGGCAATTTGGGACAACCATAGATTAAATCACAAAACAAAAATCATGAAATCACATATAATATAATTTTATAGTATAATTATATTATATAGCATTAAGAACCCAAATCCAAACCAAATCACATGACTATTCATACAAAAAAATGTCCTCCAGGAGTTATATGTATCGAAAATATTACTCTAGTATTTTTGGTAATTATTTTATGCGTATTGTTTTACATCATTTATATTTATTTTTTTAAAAATAAGTCCCAATTATCAAACCAATCCACGAATCAACAACCATCACATCAACAACCATCACACCAGCAACAACACCAGCAACCACAATCACCTCAAAAAATCGACATTTTCAATTCTTTTTACAATAATACTGATGCTGGGTATGGATATGGGTATGGATATGGCTTCGGTGCCCCCAACGATGTTTTATTAAACCCATATGTTCCACCCTTACGAAATGAAAATTATTTTAATAATCCAAACAGTATAGCTCCAGTATTTATGCCAAGAGCGGTTCCTATTAATGTTTCAACCAATATTGGTGCCGTCGCTTCAGACACAAATTATAGACAAGTAGGAATCCTAACCCCGATAAACGGATCCAAAAAAAACAGCATACTACCATTAATGGGGCGTCCAGTTTTTGTAAATAGAAACAAATGGCAATATTATACAATTAGCGATCAACACAACAACGTGAAAATTCCAATCAGTAGAAAAGGCAAAAGTTGCACCAATGAATATGGGTGTGATTATATATATAATGGAGATACAGTTTATGCAGAAGGATACAATGAAGTGTTCAAAGCAACCATTTATGACAATGATACGATGAGGTATTTACCGTTTTTGTAATTTTCTTGTTTTTTTGGTGTTCTTAGGTTTTTTATTATTTTTTGATTTTGTATGTCTTGCATTTGGAGTAGCTTTGCGGAAAGAACCACCCCTCCAGAAGATTCGAGACCCTAATTTTCTTTTATGTCCATCACTATGATACATTTTGACATGGTTTTTAAATCCTTCATATTCTTCATCATTATCATTATCTTGAAAATTACCCTCTTTTTTTACATAATTACTTTCATTCACGGTTAGGGATTTGCCATTTTTTATTTTATTATAAACATCAGTACCATTAATCTTGTTAGCAAGATTCATATATTTTTGTGTTAAATTATTTTCATCCGAATCACTTGTATTTACCTGACTAGGTATGTTATTTCCTTTAATAGCATTAAGTTTTGATTCTTTTATGTCATATTGATTTCTATTTTGGAGCATTTTGTTAACAAGGTTTGTTTGTTTGTTTTTAGATTTTTGAATATCACTTTTTATTTGGTCACCTTCTTCTGATGTACTTGCGTCTTTTAATTTTTGGTTTAATTCCTTAAGATGTGCCTTCTCATCACCTAGTTGGTTTGATAATTGATCATGTTCTGTATTTAGAACATCCATATCTTTACCTTTAACTAAATTTTTTGCACCTGTAATTACAGAAGTAGTAGCAGAACCCAACGCAGTTACACCACTTTTAGCAGCAGTCCCAACTGCTTTTACACCACTTTTAGTAGCACTTACAAAACCACTTCCTACTTCACCTGCACGTTCCCTAAAACCTTTTAAACTGTTTTCTGCTTTTTTATTAGCTGTCTGTTTTCTAGCAATATCTTCAAGGGTATTAATATTTTTAGCTTTTTTATTTAGTGTATAAGCATTATTAGCTTCTAATTCTTTTATTCTTTGAGCATTTCCTTCAGGATCTTCATTCTTCAACTTTTCAATTTCTATTTCGTTTTTAGTGATTGATTCATCAAATTCTTTATTTTCTGCAGAAAGCTTAGTTTTTTGAAGATCCATATCCGCATTTTCATTTTGAATGTCAAGCCTACTGCGTGTATCTGGTTGATTTCCAGTTGCACCCGTCGTACCCATAGGACCACCCATACCCACAGGACCACCCATACCCATACCCACAGGACCACCCATACCCATACCTATAGGACTACTAGGAGGATAACCTTGATTTTGCGTAGAATATCCATCTGAACTACTACTATTTCCATATGCACCAGAAATAAAATTATCTGAATTATTACCATCTGTATTGTTATTAATACTGAATTCTCGCATTAAAGTTCCACTGTTTCTTTCATTCAGGGATTGTTTATTGGCATCTAGATTAATATTTCCATTTATACTACTACTACCAACATTACTTTTATTTTCTCCTTGAATAGCTGTATCATTTTTTTCTTCAGATGCAACTAGACTACTAATAAACTCTGGATAACTCATTTTAGTATTAATATCAAATTTATTCATCAATTGAAATAAAACAACATCAGCAAAATAATTGGCCAACTCAGCCATTGTTGTATTAGGTCCGAATTTATCTGGAATATTTCTATTTGGTTGAGTTTTTATAGAATTAACTAATTCATTCATAAGTTTATTATCACTTAATGATGCCATAAGTATTTTATTTAAAATATCACTACTACTATTACTACTACTATTAGTACTATTACTATCAAGATTTTTTGCATTAGCATTAGCTTTTGCTTTTTCTAATTCTGCTGTTGTTTCTGCTTTTAATTTTGCTTTTTCTGCTTCGTTCATTTTTGCATCCGCTTCTTTTGCTTTTGTTTCTGCTTCTTTTGCTTTTGTTTCCGCTTCTTTTCCTTTTGCATTCGCTTCTTTTATTTTTGCATCCGCTTCTGCTTTTGCTTTTGCATCTACTTCTGCTTTTGCTTTTGCTTTTGCATCTGCTTCGGCTTTTGCTTTTGCATCTTCTTTTGATTGTTCACCTTTTATATCTGATTTTGATTGTGGTGCGGTTGGTCCTTTTGGTTGTGCGGTTGGTCCTTTTGAATCTTTTGGTTGTGCGTCTTTTTCTCTTGTTGATGATGCGTTATTCTTTTTGGTTTTATTTTTTTTGGATTTCGCATTATTTTGATCTCCAGATTCTTTATTTCCTTCCTTTTTTTCTTCTTCTCCTTTTTCTTCTCCCTTTTTTTCTCCTTCTTCTCCTTTTTCTTCTCCCTTTTTTTCTTCTTCTCCTTCTTTTTCTTGTCCCTTTTTTTCTTCTTCTCCTTCTTTTTCTTCTCCCTTTTTTTCTTCTTCTTTATAATCATTATTGCTGTTAATTTCACCTATATTAACTTGATTTTTAGAGTCAGCTACAGTAGTTTCATTCACGTTATCAAGGTTGTTATTATCTCCATTATTCGTTTTTTCACTAGCATTATCTAGTGTTCTTTTTTCACCTTCTTCTTTAGAATCATTCGCGTTATCAAGGTTGTTATTATTTCCTGTTTCTTCTTCTTTTGCTTGCATGTTAGAAATATCTTCATTTCCCACTTTACTATCTGTTCGATTTGTATTGTTGTCTTGGTTTTCATTTCCCTCTTCATTTTCTTTCACTTCATTTCCCTCTTCATTTTCTTTCTCTCCATTTCCCTCTTCATTTTCTTTCACTTCATTTCCCTCTTCATTTTCTTTCTCTCCATTTCCCTCTTCATTTCCTTTCACTTCATTTCCCTCTTCATTTCCTTTCACTTCATTTTCCTCTTCATTTCCTTTCACTTCATTTTCTTGTGTTTTACCCTCTTCACCCTCTTCTTCACTCTCTTCTTTAGTATTGGTTTCTTCACTCTCTTCTTCACTATCAGTTTCACTATCAGTTTCATCATCATCATCATCACCATCACCATCAGCACCACCTTCAATCCCAAATCGCTTCAAAGTTTGATTTTTTAAATTGAAATGTCGTCTTTTTCGATAACTTAAATCCCTACCATGTTTAACTAAATGTTTATGTTTACGACCAATACGTCTTTTACTTTGATTCCGTTTCCCTTTAATTTTATTAATTTTACCTTTAGTCAATTTCATTCTATATAATATAAAATTCCTTATTTATATTAAATATATATTATTTTATTATAAATTTAATATAATATATTATACCATACATCAAAATATAATTATGAGTGATCAAACAGTTTTAATGAATATATCAGAAGAACCCATTTTTCTTAACGGGTTGTGTGATTTAAAATGCGATTTGTCATTTTACTATCATACAAGTATATGTAGAGTGTATCCTAATTCAGATAATACATCATCACTACATTTTACATACGAAATCAATTCAAATGGAACAAAACCAGTATTATATAATGGTGTAGAATACAATGTTTCCGGAGTTTTTATATACTCGCCTTCTCTGCATTATTTTAATGGAAATCAAGCAGAAGGAGAAATCCAAATAGTACATGAAGCGGTTTTAGGAAATGCATCACCTTTAGTGCTATGTGTTCCTATTACATCATCACCTGGATCAATACCAAATAGTAAGGGTACAACATTATTATCAGGCATGATAGCATTGGGTGTGGAAAGAGTTATTGTAACTAATGAAATTGAAACTGATTTTAATAATGAAATTTCGACATCTGAAACTGAAATATCAAATTTAAAAAATAATCGTACGATAAAATCGGGTAGTGGTATCGCAAATCTTGGTAACAGTATAAAGACTAAGTTTGACAACTTCGGTAGAAGAATCACAAGAAGACCAACACAATCGAATGATACATCATCCATAGAAAACCAATTATCAACGTTACAAGACCAGTTATCAAATATAAAAACGCAAGTAGACAATAATTTATCTCAACCACAAGTATTAAATATCCCAGATTATACATTACAACACTTTATTCCTAGTAAGCAATCTTTTTTTTCATATACAAATACAAATGACAATGCTTATTATATTGTTTTTGGAATGGATAATGCTATTTTTGTTGAATATGGAATTATACAAGACTTACAATCGATTATAATCCCATTCTATGCTAATCCAACCTATAATGATACTGTAGTATCACCGAATACTACTGCAAACCTTTATCCATTGTTTTTGAATCAAAGTGGAGCAACCAGTTTATTAACTACTGATTTATCCGATGAAATTTACATAGATTGTCAACCAACAGGAAGTTCAAATGAACAAACCAATGTAACTACATCAACGACAAATGAACCACCCAAAGCAAGTAGTACATTGTTTTTTATATATGTTTTATTTTTCATTTTTGTGCTATTTTTAATTTATATGATATTCTCTTATATTTCACATCCAGATAAAAAAAACTTTTCAATCGGTAACATAAAAAATCCTTTTACATAATAACTCTCTATTTAGAGAGATAAAAATATCATTGTATATTAAGTGATAATATACAATTATATACAAGTTATAAAAACATATGGTTCATTATACAAAAAAACACTTGTATAGAACACACCATAATATAACCAAAAAACACCCCTATAAACAACCCAAGAATAAACTAAAAGATGATTTTTATACAACAATAAACAAAAACTGGTTACATATGCATAAATACGTGTATCATTCAACAAAAAGAGATGATATAAATCGATTTAGTTTATTACAAGAAAAGGTCGATAGACAAATTAATCAAATTATCAATAAAATATGCAAGGCTCGTTCTCATTCTTCTAGACCTTTTTCGAATATCAAAAAAATACATGATGCAGTTATTCATACACAGCTTTTAACGGTTGAAACAAGACTCAATGAATATTTATTTCAATTAAATAATTTTATAAAAAATGGTGTCGAATATAGTCAACCACACAAGAGCCACAACCACAACCACAACCACAACCACAACCACAACCACTCTAAATACGAAACCGAATACTACAATTTTTTAGCATGGATGTCATATTATCAATTTTCTACTTTTGTAAAATGGTATGTTGATTCAGATCTAAAAGACAGTTCAAAATATATTTCTTATATGAATAGTTTTGGATTTACATATGGTCTTAAAAAAATGTATGTAAGTAAAAACAAACAAGATCATAAAGAAATTGCAGATTACAAAAAAATGTATATAGAAAAAGTCGATGCATTGTTTCATCTTATACTGGGTGAAAACCATTGTTATAATGCGGAAGATATTTACAATATCGAAAAACAAATGGCAGAATATTTGTATCATGATAATATGAAAATAACATTTGAAACTAGTTATCATAAAATGGCAGTAAGTGAATTAAAAGAGAAATTTCATTTTGATATGCATAAGTTTGTGGATAGTTTGGTTATGAGAACCAGACACAATGACGTAACCAAACACGCAACAAGACACGAAAAATATGTTGTTGTCAATAATGTAAAATATATGCAACACGCATTAAATGAAATGTACCATAAATGGCACACCAAAGCATGGCAAGGTTATTTTATTTATAAAATAATAACTAGCGCTATTCCATATCATAAAGGATTGTGTAAAATATACAGTACTTTTATTAACGGTATAAATAACATTAACAAACATAAAAGTAAGTATTTGACGGAAGTAGATGACATATACACATTCAATGATGATCATAAATTGACCACTTTATTTTATAAAACATGTAACCCTAAAAAAATAGCGTTATCCAATGTTATGGATATAATGAACATGGAAATAAACAAATTATACATGAAATATTGCAGATATGACAAAGAACTTGAATTTGTGAAAAAAATGACGGAATCCATAAAAAACGTCTTTCGTAAAAGATTGGTTAGAAGCAATTGGTTATCATCAAATACTATCAAACATATACTACAAAAATTGGATAAAATAAATATAGTCATAGGAACAAAACCAAAATGGGATCCAGATCCTGATTGTGATTTTACAAACGATGATTCCTATGGAAATTATCAAAAATACAAAGAATGGATAACCGTACAAAAACTGCAAAAATATTTTTATGATGAAAAAGAAAACATACTAGAAAAATACAAGGATAAATGGAATAGAAATCACAGTTTAAACACCTATTCGGTAAATGCTTGTTTTAATTTTGATACAAACGAATTATTTATTCCAAATGCTATTTTACAACCACCTTTTATAGACATTAACAAATCAATGACGTACAATTATGCAAATATAGGTACGCTTATCGGTCATGAACTAATGCATGCATTTGACGATCAGGGACATAAGTATGATGAAAACGGTAATTTTGGCGTGTCAGGCTGGTGGTCACCTGAAGACACAAAAAAATATCAGGAAAAACAGGATAAACTGATTCGTTATTATGAAAATGTTGCCAAAAAGGATCATATTGTTGTAAGTGCGAATATTACCATTGGAGAGAACATTGCAGATATTGGTGGATTTCTAATAGCAGAGGAAGCATTAGTAGATCATTTGGTTGAAAATAAAATATACGGAGAGAAACAAAATAGTTATTTGATGGAATTTTATAAATATTATGCGCAATATTGGCAGTCGATCAAAAAACCGGAATTATATAACAATTTGAATTTATTAAATCCACATTCAATCGCAAAATATCGGGCTAATTGTGTGTTAGTGACATCCGAACGATTTAATAAAATTTATGATATTAAAGAAAAGGATAAAATGTATTTGGATCATCACGAAGAATATCACATTTGGTAAATGTAAATACTAAGAATTATTTTTATTAGAAACAAATGTATTGTTTATTGAATATTGATTTATGTTTCGTAAAAAACCAAAATAGGAGTTTGGAAATGGATTAACAATTGAATAATTACCCCGATAATAAGAACCAAATTTTGGATCATTTGTTCCGCGTCGATAAAAAGAAGTTGGATTTTTTTGTTGTGTCATTTTATAGTATATGTGAATATTATATTTTACAATACAATTATTATTCAATAACACTTATCGCCATTTTCTTTCTGAGTATTCTCGTTGGTTCGTTGTGGGTATTGCCATTGATATATTTGGTTTTTTGCCTTTGTGTTTTATTACGTTTGTTTTTACGAGCAGTTCTACTTATCACTTTTTGTTTATTTTTATATTTATAATTTTCATCAGATGTGTATAAAGGTGTTAATTCATGAATACCAGTTAACACTTCGCTATATATGTATTTTACTGCATAATTTGTGAATTGATTATATTGTGTGCTATCATAGTTGATAAGTGCTTTACGTAATCCTATGTAGCCATATAATTTTAGTTCGTCTAGTTGAATTTGATTGCATTTTTCCCGATACTTTTGACTAATTATACTAACTATTGAAAAACTCCATTTCTCATAACAGTTGTATATGACATTCTTAACTTTGTTACGTAATTCAGGTGTAGATTCATTATGATTTAGAATAGTATTTATTTTTTTCCATTCTATTGTTGATAAATAATTATTGTCATATTGCGATTTTGGTAATGAATTAAATAGAATGATAGGTAATGATTCATGAAATCTCATTTTATTATTGGAATTTGGAATAAGATAACAATGAATATTCCATGAAATCGTTAAACAATGAATTAGTACGAATAATAAATAAAAGTATTTCATTTTTGAAAATGTATAGGTATAGGTATATCTTTATGTTTACGATAACTTAGTTTATGTTAACTTATATAAAGTTATCATAAGCAAATCAATTTTTATTATAAATTAAAAATTTACTACTATAGAACCAGCTAATATTAAAATAATTCCTAAAATGGTAAATATGTCCAATTTTTGTTTTAAGGTTACAATTGCTATAATTGTCAATAAAATCATAGGAAAAATCTTAGCAGATAAATTAACAATGACTACATCAAATTTTTTATCAGCCATTTTATAAACATAAAACAAATATATTACAGTAAAAAACATAGATAAAATTAAGTAGATTCTCTTTTTTGTTCTAGCATAATAATCAATAAATAATATAAACAATGCACCTGTAATAATAGTAATTAATACCTCCATATTGAGAAATTTTTTTATAAAATTCATAACTGTTTGTAATTATGTTAAACTATTAACTAATATATAAATATATAAATATATATTATAATAATTAAAAATATATATATATATTTATTAAACTATGGAAGATATATCATGGAAATTAATAGATATTTATTTTAAAGACAATCCTAACAACTTAGTTCAACATCATTTAGAGTCATATAATCATTTTTTTCAATACGGTATTAAAAATATAATTCGAGAGAATAATCCAATAAGATTTATAGAGCGCGAGAGTTCAACATCCACATCCACATCAGCATCCGATAGCGAAAATAGAAACGAAATTTTATTATATTTAGGTGGTAAGACAGGAAACAAAATATATTTTGGAAAACCGATTATATATGATGATAATAATGTTCATTTCATGTATCCAAATGACGCAAGATTAAGAAACATGACTTATGGAATAACAATACATTATGATGTTGATGTAGATGTAATATCTTACGAACAATCCATAAACAACCAGACCAAAACAGAAATCATGGAAAAAAAGACAACGTCTATTACGCTAGAAAAGATATATTTGGGTAAATTTCCCATTATGCTTCAATCGGATCTATGCATTTTGAAATCGCTCTCTCCAGAAGTGCGTTTTAATATGGGCGAATGTCGAAATGATTTTGGTGGTTATTTTATAATTGATGGAAAAGAAAAAGTGATTATTCCCCAGGAAAAATTCGCGGATAATATGATTTACATAAGAAAAAACAAAGCAGATGATCTATACAGTCATTCCGCAGAAATAAGAACAGTTTCTGAGGATGCATCCAAACCAATCAGAACAACTGCAGTAAGAGTAGTAGCGCCAACATCTGTTCACTCCAACAATCAAATTGTTGTCTTGGTTCCAAACGTTAAAAAACCAGTTCCACTTTTTATATTGATGCGTGCATTGGGTGTTGTTTCCGATAAAGATATAATAGAGACATGTTTATTGGATATGAAAAAATACGAATCTTACATTGATTTGTTTATCCCATCGATACATGATGCTGGAAAGATATTCAATCAACAGACAGCATTAGAATATATTGCTACATTTACAAAACGAAGATCCCTAAATGGTGTATTAGATGTCCTGATAAATTATTTTTTACCCAATGTTGGAGAGACGAATTTCCTAGACAAGGCGTATTTTTTGGGTAATATGGTTAAAAGATTATTGGCTGTTTATACTAAAGAAGATAAACCAACGGATAGGGATAATTTTCAATTTAAACGTGTTGAAACTGCTGGGGTTTTATTATATGATTTATTCCGTGAGTTTTTTTTAATACAAAAACGAGCAATTAGTTTGGCAATAGACAGTGAACATTATTATCATTCTGGTAAATATCGAGATAATTTTATGGGTTTAATAGAATTGAATTATCGTGAATTTTTCAAAGACAGGAGTGTAGAAACAGGGTTTAAAAAGGCATTCAAGGGTAATTGGGGATCATTGGAATATACAAAAAAAGTAGGAATCGTCCAAGATTTGAATCGACTGAGCTGGTACACGTTTATTTCAAGTTTAAGAAAATTGAATTTGCCATTAGATTCTAGTGCAAAAGTAATAGGGCCTCGTTTGTTGAATACATCGCAATGGGGATTTATTGATCCAGTGGATACACCGGATGGTGGAAATATTGGATTGCATAAACATCTTGCTTTATCAACCTATATATCAATCGGATATTCTTCGATACCTTTAATAAAATGGTTACGAGTGAATATTGATATTAAATTGTTACAAGAATCTAGTAGGCAATATTTGGCGGATAATACAAAATTGTTTGTGAATGGTAGTTGGATAGGTGTAGTAGAAGATCCAATAGAAGTAGTAAAATTGTTAAAATTATATAGACGAAATGGTATTATTCCCACATTCACAAGTATTCGTTTTGAATATTCCAAAAATGAGATTTATATTTTTACAGATTCAGGACGATTAACAAGACCCATTTATTATGTGGACGAGGATGAAAAACATCACAAAAAAATAAGTTATAAAAGGGAACACATTATAAAATTACTGAATGAAGAAAAGGTAACCTGGGATAAAATTGTAGCGGGGTTTGGAGAGAAAAAAGATGCGGATTTTTATTTTAAAAAGAACAAAATATATAAGGTAAATGAGTTGTATGATATGGGTGTTGGTGGTGATGGTGATGATGATATCAACAATAAAAGCACAAAGTTGATGAATGAAAAATTATATAAATATCAATCCCTGGTAGACTACGTGGATACATCCGAAGAAGAGACCATGTTAATTGCTACAAAGGAAGAACAACTTAATGCGAATTCCTACTATACAAACATAGAGATAGATTCATCGTTAATATTGGGTGTAATGGGTAACCTAATTATTTATCCAGAAAACAATCAATATCCGAGAGACGCATTTTCCTGTGGTCAAAGTAAACAAGCCGTTTCTGTTTATCATTCCAATTATCAAATGCGTATTGATAAGATGGGAGTAGTATTAAATTACGGTCAGGTTCCATTGGTAAAATCCAGATATTTGGAGTAT